TCATAAGTTCTATTCTTAGAAGGCTTATAAGACTCATAATCTTTTATTTTGTCTGAACCGAGAATCTTAGAAATAAGAGATTTCTTTTGAGCACCAGAAAAATAAGAATTAAGCCAATATTGATCTGCTAAGTCAGTATAATAATCTACACTATCATTATCGTCATCATCAACAATATTATTGTTATTTTTATTTTTCTTTTTCTTGCCGTTATTATTATTGTTATTATTAGCTTTTTCCGGATTTTTGGCTTTCCATTCTTCTTGCTGTGCTTTCCAATAATTTTGATCTTTTATGTAAGAATTATTGAGATATTGAAGTGTCTTTTCGGCCTCTTTATGCTCTTTATCAATTTCTTTCATTTCGGTATCAAGTCGCTTCATTTGTTTCTCATATTCATTCTTTGCAAGATCTTTACGTTTATTCTTTAAATCAATCTCATCTCTCTCAATATCATTCTTTGCTTTCTTAAGATCTGCTTCAGCTTTCTTTGTTTTGGCTTCAATTTCTTTCAACTCAACTTCAGTTAAGTACTTATCAGTCTTATACTTCTTAGGATCAGCATTCTTATCATAAGACAATCTAGCGTCATCAAGTTGTACTTTGGCTTTTTCCAAATTAACTTTATTTTGCTGAGACTGATTAATCCTATTGTAAATATTAGTAAGAGAATCTGTAGCATCAGAAGCTTTCTTAAGAAATCTTATTCCCTTATCAATAAGTGCTTCGTGATCACGCTTTTGTGCTTCTTTTTCGGCACGTTGCATATCTCTAACTAACTGCATTCTCTTATAGCGATCTACAGCTTCCATGATCTCATCATTAGAGAACTTACTAACATTCTTATTAATAAATTCGAGATTACCAGACTTTATAGCTTCGGCCTTATCACGATTGAACTCTCTACGTTCTCTACGCTCAGCTTCATTATGTCTAGCTTTACGTTTTGCAGCCCGGCGTTCACTACGAGTCATATCTTTATATGCTTTTCCACCGATCTTGCCTTCTGATTCATCATCAGTACTTTCTGTTTTCTTATGACCTACACGACGTCTTTCTTTACCAAGCTCAGTGTAAGTTCCATCTGGATTTTGATAATTTCTCTGACCCCACTTCTGTCCTTTAACACCATAGTGTTCAATGGCAAAAGTTTCATCTAATAAGCTTTGAATAACATCGCTCATTTCTGCACCTCCGCTTGTAATCTTAAACGCCATTCGTATTGTTCTGCCTGTTCATTCATCTTGTTAAATACAGTTGAATTTGAAGGTGGATCAAACAACATTTTAACCTTAAGAAAAACATATTGTTTTGCCATACTTTGCTGAACTATGTCAACAACGTAATCATCCCAAGTTTCATTTCCACCAGTAATAAAGAAACCTTCCTGCGGTCCGACACCTAGCTGTGTCAAAACCGAGAACGCAGCATTAATATGTAAAACCAACTCATCATCAAAAGCATCATCTTCTGGCATTATTGAGAGTTGCATTTTTGTAGATGTCAGTATACCGTTATCCATAATAATTCTCCTTATCGGATTAGTTTCTTACAGGACCTTTTCCAGCTTTCTCAGTCTCTGATTTCTTTTCAGGTTTCTTTTCTGTTTTTGTAAATGTTTCTTTCTTAGGTTCTTCGGGTTTTACAACAGATTCAGGTGCTGCTTCTGAAACCGGAGTCTCTACTGGAGTAGTCTCTGCCACTTCATTTGTCTCAGCCTCAACTGGAGCTTCCATATCTTTTGCAAAATCTTCATTTGAGTTATTGTAATTTTTGTTGTAATTCTTTCCCATTGTTTTTTACATCCTTTCATTAATGTAACCAAGGTACTTGATCATTCGGAGTCCGTATAACTGGGTCCTTGGCGATTCTTGAAACTGTAATGTCTCCAAAGTGAATTGCATTGTGTGTTTCCATAGAGCAGGTTATTAAGTATTCAGGATCTAAAAGAAAAGGAGTACGATTCATAATATCTTCTTCAGTAATTGGATTCATATGATGTATGTAAACTCTTACATGATTAAGTAATTCGTATTCCGGTATTCCCAAATCACAACCATTGTCTCTAAGAATAACTTCTCGTTTTATAGCTTGCCACTCGGGCGATTTATAAAACTGTTGGTTTAACCATCGTTTACTATAAGTGCCAAACGTTTCTTGTCCAATCTGTCCTTGTAACTTAAGATACTCAAATCTTTGCTGAAAGGTTGGAAATTGTATTAACTCAGAGTAAGTTCTAATATTCAACAAACTCATCTCCTTCATCAACATAGTTAGCACCAGAATATTCTTGAAATGCTTCTATTGCTTGTTTATACAATTCTTCACTATTCTTTGATCTTTGCAAATCTTCAGTTCTAGCTGTAAGTAATTTTACATTTTCTTTAAGCTGTTGTTTCTCAAGTTTAGTTTCTTCTCTTCCTAATTTTGCACAGAAGAGTAATTCAGATGGACTGGCTTTGCCTTCTCTAATCCTTTGCTCAATTGCATCCATTGCAAGAGACGAGAGTTGAGCATCCCTTTCGTCGTCAGTCGTTGCTGCGGAGAATACGGGAGAGTTTGGCCTCACTCTATTCTCATCTTTCATACACTTTCCTTTCTTAATGGAACACTTTATGTAGACCTCAGGACCACTATAGGGCTCCATTGACATACTTTAGCCACAGTTTATGGGCTTTAAACTGAGCTAATATCCTATAGGATAAGGAGACGAACCTAGTGGCCAATGGTACCCTATAGAGGCCCCGGGGAGTACTCCAGAAAAAATTCAAATATCAGCAGATCCCTCCGGAGAATTTTTGAAGGCCGCGACGAACACACAGTGCCAAACAGCTTCACAAACCCCCCGGGGTGTGTTTTTGGCTTTACACGTTTTTCAAACTTGCGAATCGCGATTGAAATTTCTCAAACTAGTTTGAAATAATCGTGAAAACCACACATACGCAATCATCTGCTAACATATATAACGTATAATGTAATCATATATACTATATACTATCTTTTTCAAACTCCTCTATAGGTGTTACAGTACTGTAATCCTCTACGGAGTCATCCTTAACCTTCTTATACGTTAAAGGATATAGCTTAACAATACGGTCAATAGCTTGTTCTTTAAGTTGTTGATTATATGCATCTGGAAGTATATCACTTTCTCGAGGTACAAATCTTGCAAGTAAACAACAAGTTGAATAACCGTGTCTCATATCCCAATTATACCAACCTCTAAAATCATCTAAAGGATTGTAAGGATTATCAATTGTAGTTAAAGCTACTGCCATATTTCTCAAGCCTCCTTTCCTTTGATGTAATAGTAAGCTGTAGACTTCGGAATACCTAAAGCTGCTGCTATTTCTTCAAGTGTATAGCCTGTAGCGGCCATAGCCTTGATACGGTTCTGCTTAGCTGTAGGAAGGTTCTTATTGTCGGGCTTAGGAGATGCGAGCTTCTTAACCTTATCGCTATCGGCATTCTTAAGGATATCACGAAGTTTTGAAGGACTAATAGCATTAGCCTGTATAGCTTCCCATTCCTTAGGTGTAATATCGATAAGTACGTCCTGTTTATGAGCTCCAACCTTTGCTCTAGCACGTGTCATTTGTAACTGTGCTTCCTTCTTTATCTGGTCTTTCTCCATACCAGGATTGTTGTTGAAGATCTCCTGCATAGCTACATTGGCTAATACCTGAGCCTGACGTTCCTTAGGAGCATTACGTAAAGCATTCTGAAGCTTAGTGTTCAAGCTTTCAACTTCATTCTTATATGCAACTGAAGCTTCAGGATTCTTAGAAGGGATTTCCATGTTCAGAGCTTCTTTTCTAGCCTGTATAGCAAGAGCCTTAAGATTGTTAGCGTAATCTGCATAGATCTCTTCCTTTACAGAGCCTGATGATAGTTCATGAGCATCAGATACAAGAGCCATTCTCGGTATCTTCTCCTGAACGGGAACTTCCTTATAAATCTTCTTTCCATTTTCATCAAGCTTAGGTGTACCATCTTTATTCTTATCAAGAACACGTCTGGTTCTACCTGTTTCCATATAAGTTAAAGTTCCATCAGCATTAGGTCTCCAAGCCTGCTTAAGCTCACCAGTCTCTTCATCAACCTTAGCAAGAGTTCTCTCATTCTTCCACTGCTCAGATGTAGCTTTAGATAACAATGTAGCAGCTCCACCAGTAGCTTTGCCCTGATACTTCTTGTGAAGTTCTGCAATACCATTCTCAATGTAACTTCTCTGCCAATCAAGTTTATGCTTATTAGCATCAATAATTGTCATTGAGTGTTTAACCGCTCTTGTAAGTTCATCGTCAGTCGCACCAATGATGGTCATATCAGTGATAAGGTTAGAGATAATACCCATTTCTGTCTGTGTTCTTTCCTTAGACAGTATCTTCATTCCTTCTCTATAAGGATACTCTTTCTTATCATCGAAGTCTTTAAGACCTTCAAGAGGCGGTCTATTATTGATCTTATGTATATTCTTTGTAGGAATTACTAATACAGTATCTCCATCAAAGTCTGCTCCTGACATTATCTCAGCAGAATTCTTTGTAATACCAATTGCATCAGGAGCCTGAGGACCTATAAACTTCTGTCCTTCTTTATTCTTATTATTAACAATAAGTCTAGGTATCTGGAATATACCTTCATGAGGGAATCTTATAAGAACGACTTCCTCACCATCCTGATAACCAGGTGCATAACACTCATTGTCTTTTAATGTATTAATAGGGATAATAACATGAGACTGCTGTCTAGGTAAAGCTGTAGCTTTAAGATCAACTGCAGAGCTATCACACTCACTTGCAAACTCTTCAAGAGCTTTCTGTCTTACAACAGGATTTGAGTATGACATAATCTCATTGTATTCATCCATCTTCTCAGCATATGTCAAGTCTAACTGAGACTTAATAAGCTCTTCAGACTGCTTTGCTAAGAACTGAGAAGGCAATGTCTTAGACCAAGTCTGCCATTTACCCTCATCATTAACTTTATTTACATAACCAAGATGCTCAACACCTTTATCATCAACCCAATGATCCTGACCTTCTGCCATAATCTTTGCACCAAATACAGCATCTACATCAAGAGCATTCTCAATAGGCTTTAATCCCTTTTCATCACCTTTAGCAATAGGTTTTGAAGTATTATATACAATGTCATATCCATCAGGTATTTCGTCTGAGTAAACAGCCATACCTTTAATATAACGATTAGGATTCTCAGCATCACAATTCTTAACAGCAATACGAACCTGTGAATATGCAGAATCTCCTAAGTTAAGATCCTTAAGACCTGGACGAATCTCTACAAGTCCATCTCTAGGAGTTCCACTAGGTCCTTTACCATCCTGTCCACCTTCATCAAATCTTACATAAACACGACTTCTATCTATGTAATTAGGTAACTCAGGAACAAACCATGTTCTTCCACCATCAGGAGAATAGTCTTCCATTGAATGAATGTCTTTAAGATTCTCTATGATATCTCTCTTTGTGGTTCCTTTAGGAGCTAATACAAGAGTAGAAGTATATTGCTTAGGGTTTGTTACCTGTTTAATATCAATACGGTGAACTTCATAACCTTTTTCCTTAAGCATTAAAGAAGCAACTTTCATCTGTGAAGCACTTATACCAGTTCTAGGAGTTCCATCTTCCCAAGGATAACCTAACTCAGTACCAGATGAAATATCCAAATAACCACCTTTACGCTTAAGTATTTCTTCAAGTCTATCTGCAACTTGTTCGTTAAGCTGCTTTTTAGGAGACTTGGATTGCTCATAAAGAGATCTTACTGAAGACTCAGGTTTTCCTATCATCTTACCAATCTGAGTCCATCCGTAACCCTTACCATCTCTAAGTCTTTGTACACGTTTCTGAAGTTCTATACGCTCATTCTGAGAAGAAATAGAACGTTTTGCTTTAAGTTCGTTAATAGAAATTTCTTCACCAGTAAGTTTACTAAAATATTTTGCTATTTCAGCATCACTCATTCCACGTCTATGCTGTTCATTATAAGCTTCATGGAACTTTTTACCTTGTACGTAAAGATTGTCTTCATTAACAGTAGCCTTACCAGAACCAGGATGTCTAGCTTTACCAGGTGTTCCACCAAATTCATTTTGCATCTTCTCAGCAAATGAACTAAACATATCTGTTCTTTGATAAGGATTCTCACCAGAGCCCCAAGGATATCGTCCTGAATGGCGAGGTGTTCCATAATGCTTTAAACTTTCTTCTCTTTCTTCATCTGTCATAGCAAAGTAGATGTCTACAGCTCTGTCGATGATTGCACTAGCGTCTCTTGTGATAGCCATTGTTATCCTTCTCCTTTGAGTTCTCTGATTATTTTGTCAAATAATATTATTTTCTCCATGATAGGTAATATTTCATCAGCTTGTGGATTCGCTATTATAATACCATCACTTTGATAGATTCTTAACTCAATTCCAATACTTCCAGGTTTATGGTGATATTCTAAACAAAAAAGAGCAGCATAAATATATAACTGTTCCATCTTTGCAGGTTTCTCACCAGTCTTTAAATCATGTATTCTGAGCATTTTGGTCTTTTCATCAAAACTAATTGCATCTGCAGTACCAAAACAATTCTCAGAATAATATAAAGGAACTTCAGGTGACATACGAAAACCTATAGCATCATTAATATATTGATCTAAAGTTCTTGTAGTCTGTGGCATTTCAACACCTAACTTAATATGTCTCATTGCCAAATCATGTAAATCAGTTCCTCTTTGGTTGGCTTGCATTCTTACATACCAACGCTTTAGTTTATCGGGGTCATAACTAAGCCAAGAATGTTGACTTGCTCCTAACACAGCATGACTACCTAAG